CTGGGGGTTTGGCTCATAGCCGCCCATGACGAGGCCACCGACTTCCTCCTTGAAATAGGTGCGCCGGTCGGGGTCGCGCAGGGTTGCGGCGTCGGGCGACAGGCCCGGGATCTTTTCGGTCACGATGTACTGGTGCTTTACTGGGTGGAGCGGCACGGCGACGCCCGCCATCGCGCCGATCTGCCTGGCCCACATGCCGCCGCAGTTGACGACGGTTTCGCAGGCGATCGCGCCTTCAGACGTCTCGACATGGGTGATCCGGCGGCCGTCCATCCGGAAGCCGGTGACCTTGACCCCTTCAAGGATCGTCGCCCCGTGCATCCGCGCGCCCTTGGCAAGCGATTGAGTGATGTCCGACGGGCTTGCCTGCCCGTCCGTCGGCAACCACGAGGCGCCGATCAGGTCCGAGGTGTCCATCAGCGGCCACATCCGTTTGACCTCATCCGGCCCGATCAGCTCCATCTCCATGCCGAAACTGCGGGCCGTGGTGGCCAGGCGGCGGAATTCGGTCCAGCGGTCCGGTACCGTCGCCAGCCGCAGACAGCCGGTCATCTTCCAGCCAGTCTCCAAGCCCGTTTCGGCAGCAAGGCCTTTGTAAAGCTCGACCGAATACTTCAGCACCTTGGTGATCGAGGCCGAGGAGCGGAGCTGCCCAACCAGCCCCGCAGCGTGCCAAGTGGAGCCCGACGTGATCTTGCCCTGCTCCAAAAGCAGCACGCCCGCCTTGTGGTCACGCGCCAGGTGATAGGCCGTCGAACAGCCGATGATGCCGCCCCCGATGACGATGATCTGGGCTTGCGTGGGCTGGGTCATTCCGGAAGCTTCCTTGCTTTTCGCATGCCGGAAAGGGTGAGGAGATTCCGGGCGACTTTTGACCGTGAAAGGTTAGTGCGGCTCTGCGGCGAACAGAAGGATTCTCTCGCCGTGCCTGGCCGTTCCGGATGCAACCTTTCCACTTGCTCCTCTCTCCTTGCCCCGATAAACGGGCAGGCGGAGACGTGGCCGAGTGGTCGAAGGCACGCCCCTGCTAAGGGCGCAGACGGGAGACCGTCTCGAGGGTTCGAATCCCTTCGTCTCCGCCAATTTTCCCTCATTAAGTCGTTGATAACAAACAATATTTTCGGTTTATGGGCATGAGTTTGTAACACATTGCGTGACACATTTTGTGCACAAGGGTGCCTTGTTGTGCCCTGATCGGTTGCTATTCTGCACCCATGACGATCTACATTCGGGCCAATACCTACCATCTGCGCAAGCGCGTCCCGCGCCGGTTTCGCGACGTTGAACCGCGCGACATTGTTGCCTTCTCCCTTCATACCGACAGCAAGTCGATTGCCCGGCAGAAGGCTGATCAGATGTGGAGTCACCTGATCGAAGGGTGGGAAGCTGCCTTGCGTGGCGACAGCGTGAACGGCTCTGCCCGTTGGGAGGCGGCCAGGGCCATCGCCGATCGGCGCGGCTTCAGCTTCCTGCCTGTTGATCAAGTCGCAGCGTTGCCCCTCTCCGATATCCTTCAGCGTGTCCAGACGGTGCCAGCGACTGCGGCGGGTGCCCCCAACCAGAGCATCGGCGACGCCCTTCTCGGGGGCGTGGTGCAGCCGGGGCTTACCGTTCGGCAAGCGCTGGAAGAGTTCTGGAAGATCACAGTCGACCAAACGCGGGGCAAAACAGAGGATCAGGTTCGCCGCTGGCAGAACCCCCGCAAGAAGGCAGTCGAGAACTTTGTTGCGGTCATCGGTGACAAGGAACTGAAGGCGCTCACTCGGGCGGATGCGCGGAAGTTCCGCGACTGGTGGAATGATCAGATTGACAAGAAGGGTCTCTCTGCCAACAGCGCGAACAAGGATTTCACGCACCTGTCCCACACCTTCAAGACGGTGAACGATGCCCTCGGCTTGGAACTGGCATTGCCCTTGAACGGGCTGCGCATCAAGGCCACTCCGAAGGCTCAGCGGAAGGCGTTTAGTGCGGCATGGATCAAGGAAAGGATCCTCGCGCCGGGCGCACTGGACGGGCTCAACATCGAGGCCCGAACCATCGTGCTGGTGTGCGTCAACACGGGTGCGCGGCCTAGCGAAATAGCGGGTCTGATGCGGAAGCACGTCCACCTTGACGGAAAGGTGCCCTACATCGCGATTGCGCCCGAGGGCAGACAGTTGAAGAACGCGGCATCGGCGCGGACCATCCCGCTTGTCGGCTGCAGTCTGGACGCGTTGAAAGCCTATCTCGAAACTGCACCGAAGGGGCGGGACGAACTGTTCCCCCGGTATTTCGGCAAGGATGCGATCAGCGCTGTAGCGAACAAGTTCCTTGCCGAAAACGGGCTCTTGGAAACGCCCGACCATACGCTCTACGGACTGCGGCACGGCTTTGAAGATCGGATGATTGCGGCGGACTGGCCCGAGAGATTCAAGGCCGATCTGTTCGGGCATGCCATCGGGAGAGAACGCTACGGGGAAGGCGCGACTTTGGAGCATAAGCATTCCCAGCTTCTCAAAATTGCGCTCTAGATCAGGTCGCGGGTGCGACGGCGACGCGCGGCGGCGGCTTCCAAGCGGCTGACAGGATGACGCCCTGCCTTCGCAAGTTCGTACTCTCGGTCCAAGCGGTCAAACACGGGCGTAAGCATCGGGTTCACCATCGCGAGTTCTGCCACCTTGTCACGGGCAGCACGGATCTCTTCGGGCGTGATCGTCAGATGCATGATTGAGTCCACAGGGTTGAAGGTAGGAAGGGGCGCGGCGAACTCTGGTAGAACTCCGCGCCCCTAAAGGCAGTAGCGACACATCTGAAGGAAAAGCCGCCCTGCCTTCCCCTAGGCGGTCGTCGGGCCATCACCCCCAACAACCGCCTTTGGGGCTAGCTCAGAAGCCGGTAAGGCGAACCTTGACAGTTGCGACACCTGCACCCGCCGCGGCGACGGCGACTCCCAAGCGCGTGTTCCCGGAAGCGGTTGAGGTAGCAAGGGCGTCTTCAGCATCCCAATACACATCGGCCCCGAGGGTGAAGGCGTCGGCCCCCACCTTCGGCAGATTGAAGACTCCGACCGTCACGACGTCGACGGGCTTGCCAGAGGCAGCCGCGCCGGCCGCAATGCCGATGATCTTGCCGGCGATCACGACGGCGCCCGAGGCTATGGCAGCGGGTGCAGGAATGGTGAGCGTGTCACCGGGTTGAACGAAATTGCGCATCAGAGAAGTCCTTTCGAGGTCTGAAGGCGGATTTGGGAAGAGCGGCCCCGTCGGGAACGCTCGATGTGGGCTTCAAGGGAAGAAATCGCCGCTGCGAGTTCGCGGTCGGATTTGTAGGTGATTTCTTCCCCGTTCTGGTCGCGCAGGCTCTTGATGCCATCGGCCCTCAAGGCGCGAAGCTCATCAAGGCGACGCTGATTTTCGGCCAGCGTGTCCATCAGGGATTCTCGCCGGTCGACTTGGAAGCGCCGCGCCAGTCGAACCAGGCTGCGCCGAAGTCGAGGAAGGCCCGGAAGGAAAGCCCCCGTGTGTTCCACGCCTCTTGCCGCTGAATCTGGACACCTTCCGCGCCCGACAGATAGGCATGCGCCAGCGTCGGACGGGTTGCCGGGTCGGCGAAGAGCCAGAACTCGACCGAGTTCGCGAGACGCGGTTCAACCAGGATCTCAAGCCGAACCGGGTTCACGTCGCCGGGCGCAATAGGCGACAAGTTCGCGGCCATCAGCTTTTCGGCTTCGCCTTCCAGATCAGGCCCGATCAGAAGGAAGCGGGGCTTTGCACCGATGATCGTCTTCCCGTCCAGATCGGTGACTTTGTGCATTGCGGCGCGCATGTTCGACAGACCATCCCAGCATGCAGGCGACGCCTCAAGCGCGACCTCGTGCACGTTGCCGCGGGACGGGTCGAACACGGCAACATCGTCGCTCATCGCGGGCGGGTTCAGTAGAAGGTCGACCAAGATCTTGGCCTCGGTCTGGGCTCCGGCCTGTCCGAAAGCAGACACGATGTCACTCATCATGCCTAGATCGTCGTCGATGAAGAGTTGATGAGAAAAATGCCCGTTGCTGCCATAGCTGCCCAGCTTCATTTTCTCACCGTGTTCGGCCCGACTGGTCGCCTTGAACTCACCATGTTCGGTCATGGGTTCAAGTAGATCCATGCCGCCCAGGCGGATCGAGGTGGACTCCTTGAAGTTCGACAGAGTGCGCTTCCGGCTCACACGCTTGACCGACGACTCTGCCGCCTTGTACGCATCGAGAGCGATTTTCCCGGCCATGTTCGAGACGACGAGCGGGAAGTCCGACGTGCCTTGAGCGGCGCGCTGCAGCACCTCGTCATTCGACATGCCGCGATGACTGGTGCCCGAACGAGTCAGGGCATCGCGGGCGAAGTCCATCAGCGACAGGTTGCGAAACTCCTGTGCATCTGCAGGCGCAGCCGTTCCGGTCGCACGGGCAATCAGCGCATCCGACTGACGGCGCACGATCACTGCAGGATCATCGTTCTGCGGGGTTGCCGTCCGGATCACGGGCGCGGTGCGCTTCTTGGTTTTCGGCTCGGGCTGGATCTCTTCGCCCTCTTCCTCGGCCAGAGCCAACACCTCGGCAAGCGGCAGATCGGCGGCGCGGGTTGCGAAGTCTTCGGGCAGCGTCATGCGGCGCGACAGGTTACCCATCAGGGCGGCTAGTTCTTCGGCGGTCATAGATTTTCCTTTCGAACGGAAGGCTGCGCCAGGATCGGCGGGGATCGGAACGGCGCTCACTTCAAGGATTCTCCACTGCGCGGCCGTCTTCTGGCGCAGCCCCTGTTCATTGACGGACTCGGTCCAGCGCGAAACGCTGTAGCCAATTGACACCTTCGAGAGACTGCCTTCGCGAATGCGGGTCACGGCATCGGCGGCGTTGCCAGCCGTCGAGAGCTGAACGGTCACGATCAGCTTGCCCGTCTCGATGCGAAAGGCAGTCACATGGCCCAACACGTCGCGAGATTCCCCCGCCTTGTGCCCATCGAGAAGCGGTGCGCCGATCAAGCCCGAGGTGTCGAGGCCCGCCGGGTCGAGGGCTTCAAGATGAACGCCGCGCTTGTCGGTTCGACGCACTGGCGCGAAGGTGCTGGCAATGGCTTCGACAGTCAGGGCTTGGGCATCGAAGGTCGACGGGGCGAACATCGCCGATCTGGTGAAACGGCTCATTCGTCGTCTTCCTTGTTCTCAAGTTGCGGCTTCGACGGAGCGGGCTTGAGCGGGTCTGCCGCGCGTTCGGCGTCGACGTCTTCAAGCGTCCAGCCCCGCGCCGCGATCAGCTTCCGACGGCTGGTGAGCCCCGCCTCAAGTTCGGCGGCGTCCGCCTGCACCTGTTTGAGCGGGTCGACCTGTTGCCAGGCCGGGGGTAGCCAATCGGCCCCGTCCTGATCATCCGGGAAGACTTCTGCCCAGACGGGATTCAGGAACTGCGGCACGATGGTGAGGTACTGGACTTGTTCGCAGCGGGCGCGGACGGGCAGAAGGCCAGCGCGAAGAGAGCTGTAGTTCGCCCCGGTCAAGTCGCCGTCCAGCCAATGCGACGGGACGCCAAGGCCAGCCGCAAGCTGCCTGATCTGGGCTTTGACGAACTCGCCCGTTTGTTGCGCCTGTTGCGGGGTAGTGAACTTAGCATCCCACCCGCCCGGCAGCTTCTGCAGGGTGCCCGGTTCAAGGCTGGGCATCTCATCGCCCCCGAAAGGATCCTCTCCCGAAGTGTCATTCACGTTGGTCAGGAAGCCCGCGAACATGGCAGCGACCTTCGCGCCGGTCAGCAGGGCATCGCAGAGCTGATCGAACTCGGAAGCGGTCAGGATCACGGGCGCCAACCAAGACACGCCCCGAACCTGCCCCGCCGCGACCGGTTCGAAGATGTGCAGCATCTCAGCCGCGGGAATGCGGACAGGCGGGGAATAGGTGGTGAAGAGGTCAGTCGGCTTGTGCGGGAAGGCGTGATAGGCGACGCGGCGCCCGAGGGCGTCAAATTCGATGCCCTGCACGATGTAGCCGCCACCGTCGACCGGGCGCCTCATGGACTCATCGACGTGTTCCGATGGGATCAAGCGCAACTCGGGCTTGCCGTCTTCCCCGTCGACGATCTGAACAAACACTTCGCCAGCGACAATCATCTCTCGCACGATTGCTGCCTGCAGCCCGTTGAAGTCGGTACGCCCATCAGCATCCGCCACGCGGCAGAAGGCGTCCCACTCTCGCACCATCTGGGCGCGGCGGCGCTTCCCCTTCGCGCGGCTGGTGGGAACGATGCCCGCACCGGTCAAAGCTACTGCAAGGTTGCGGACGCCCGAGGCGATCAGCGGATTGTTGATTGCGAGGTGACGGGCGCGGGCGCGAAGGGTTGAGCCCCCTGCCGCGACTTCCGAGTTGATTGGACCGAAGCGGCGAAGTCCGAAGCCGCGGCGTCCGCCCGTCGCGCCATCGAATGAGCGTTTGACCAGGGCTGCGGCGGTGCGGCTGATCGTGATGCCAAAGGGGAGTTTCATTTGCCACCCTCAAGGTTGAAGTGCGGCAAGACGGGAGCAAAAGGACGTGCCAGTGGAATCGAGAAAAGCGCAATGATCTCGGAGTCCTTCGGTGCATCCGGCCTTTGTGCGGAGTCGTGGACCAGAGCTTTCCACTCGGGCTTGTCGCCATCAGGCAGGACAATGCGCGCGGCGCTCACAATAGGCTCAGCGCTACCGTCCAGAAGGGCGCGTGCGGCCCAATAGATCGGCGATCCAGGTGTATGCGTCCCGTCGGGTGCGCGGCGGAAATACATCGCTTCGCTGATTGCAGTCAGAAGCTCGGTATCGGCCCTTTCGGTGTTCACCCGTCCAGCTTCAAGGGTGCGGATAACTGCCAAGTCGCGCGCGGCAAAGCGGATATCGCGGCCCGTTCCTTCGACCCGCAACACAAGGCCCTTGGCGGCATATGCGTAAATCCGTTGCCGTGCCCCGGACTCGTTGTCCCAAGGTTCACGGCAGATACAGATTGCGGCATTGGGGCTGAACAAGCGGGGCTTCCTTTTTGGCGTGTCATAAGGGAGCCAGAAAGCGAGAGCGGAGTCAACCATATGATTTTGTTGTATTTTTTACGCCGCCGCTGACACGCCCTGAAATATTCAGACACACCCTGACACGTCCTGACGCAGGTCAGAGTCGATCACTTTAAAAGGAATCGAGTAGTGATTGACCGAAGGTGCCATGCTGACACCAGCAAAAGGAGAGAATCAGTATGGATTGGACAAACGGAAACAAGGCAGGTCGGACGGAAGCGGCGCAGGCTATCCAGGCGGCGCGTGAAACGGGCGATCTGCCCGCACTGGTGGCGGCGATCAGGGAAGCGGCTGCATCTAATGATGCACGATCGGTCGGCTTCCTGTATCAGGTGGCAGGGGCGACGTTGGAATAGGAGACACGGTAAGATGATTGAGCAGAAAATCAGAATCACCCTTGATGCGGTTGTAATGGAAACGGTCGATGGTATCAGTCGTTGTGAAATCACTGCGCCCGATGGGGACAAGCTGACGATGTACTATGATCAAACGTCCGGGAAGGTCGTTTCGGGTATCACCTTTAACGCCAAGAAGCTCGGCTAATTCCCACCTGACAACCATTTCGACCGACTTACGATCGGCGCTTTCGACGGTGCGGCTGGGGTAGCCACCTCAGCTTCGCGCCGGTCGAGACTCCCGCCGATGATCTGCCGTGCAGCCATGGCATAGTTGAATGCGTCGAGACCTTCGGCGCGACGGCCGGGGATCCTTTCGAACCGTGCTTGAGGGACGCCCCGGCTGTAGCGCACGACTCGCCGCTCACTGACCAGTTGCTCGTAAAACACGGGCGGAAGGGCTTGGGAGAAACGAACCCCCTGCCCCGCGTCCAGGCGCGCGAATAGCGTGCTCTTGAGAGCGTCGACGCCTGCAAGCCAAAGGGTCGCACTTTTGCTGCCCGAACGCTCCATGAATGGCCGGGCGAAGCCGGGAACGCCCTTCACGTTGACCACTCGACGGGCGAAGCGGGGGCGGCAGAATGCACGCACGCGCTCCACATGACCGCCTGAGCCCTCATCGACTGCCGCCGCGTCGACGCCTATGGTGCCGCCTGCCGGGTGCTGCCATCGCGTCTTCAGATGGTCGTCCAGCTCAGCCCACGGAGTCTCTGTCTCGATCCTGCCCCAGAAGGTCCGATGATCGAGGGTGAACACGGTCCCGTCTTTGGCATGCCCGAGAGTGACGGCCTCTAGCCGGTCATCCTGACAGTCGACTCCGATAGTGATCAACAGCACCTCGGGCGGCAATGCATCCAGGCTGAAGGGCTCGGCTCGCCCTCTCAGAGTTGCGTCATCGATCTCATCGCCCTGCGTCCGCCACGGCTCCCCGAGAATAAGGTTTGTGAAGGTCTGCAGGGTCTCGGGCGCCCGCTTGGCAATCAGGAACTCGGCTGCCAGCTTGCCCCACGCGGCGTTAGGATGCGGCGACACCAGGCAGTTGACCCGAAAGCCTGCATGGCCCCGTTGCCCCGTCGCTGTAGCCCTCCACCGCCCCTTCTGCACCATCAGGGGCTTGTATCGCTCTTCGATAAGGCAGCCGCAGCCGGGGCAGCACCATGCCGCTTCCTCGGGTTTGCCCTCTGGCCACCGGATATCCGTCCAGGCGATTTCCCGGAACTCGCCACACTCGGGACAGGGCAGCTCGAACACGCGCTGATCTGATTGACTGTAGAGCGTCGTCACTGCCCCATGATCGAAGATCGGAGTCCCGCCGAAGATGAGTTTCCGGTTGCTGAAGGTCAGGGTCCGCATGGTGGCGAGTTCGATCGGGGATCCTTCTGCGCTCACCTCCCAAGCATCGATTTCATCTCCAAACACGACACGGGCGGAATGCCGTCGCAAGGTGCGCGGCGCCTTCGCAGCAAGGAACTTGAGGCTCCCACCCGCGAAACGACGGGCCATCATGGTCGACCGGCCCGCTTCATCCGCTTCATCGCTCAGAAGGCCGCGAAGCGCGGGGCTCGCTTCCATCATCGACTCGAACTCCACACTGGAGTCTCGGGCGTCGTCTGCGGTCGGTTGAATGTACAGGATGGGGCTGGGCTGCACGGCGACGAACGAGGCGACAATCGCGTTGCCCAAGGCGGTGAAGCCGATGCGTGCGCCCTTGCTGACAGTGATACGCTCAATCTCGGGATCGTCTACCGCGTCGAGGATGCCCCTCTGATATGACCAAAGGCGCATCCTGCCAGGCGTTGCGCTGGCACTGGACGGGATGAAAACCGACTCCTCCACCCAATCGACAAGCGGCAGATCGGCGGGCGGCAGAAGGGCGCGAAGGGCGTTGCGGCGGACGGTTTCAATGGTCATTTCTGGGCCACACGCTTCAGAAGGCTAGAGACGAAGCCAATGGCATCTCGGGACTTCCGCAAGGCTTGTATCTGCAAGTGTTGCCGCTCCAACAGGTAGTCGACGACACCTCTTGCTTCAGCCTCTTCGCCCGTGAACAGCACCCATGCGCGACGACAATAGCGGGAGCATGCTGAGAACTCCCAATCGACTTCCAGTTCGTTCCTCAATGCTGAGAAGACTTGCCAGCGGTAATGCTTTGCGACGTGCGCTTCATCGTTTTTTCGTATCGCCCGAAATCCCGAGTAGTCCTGATTCCGAAGGATGCCATAGATTCCCTGCCCGGTGCTATCGACCAGGCTTCCATATTCCGGGAAAACAAGTTCCTTCTGACCTCTAAATAGCCCGTTCTCCAATGGCACTTGGGCGCTGGTGAAAGGTTCAGTAAGTTTGCCGTCTGCGCATCGAAATGAGATCCTGATAAGGTACTCGGCATCAGGTCCAAGTGGGGCTGCGGAAAAAGGTTCAATGCTCATCGACTAGCCCTTTCAAGGTGGAGCGGATTTCGCGGTCAAGATGCGCAACGTCAGCTTTCGACAGGTGCGCTGCCATTCGGCCCGGTATCGCCAGCATCGCGGCCCGAACGTCCCGAAGGACTGCGGCCCAAGCCTTTTCGACGGCTGCGGCTTCCAAGAGTTCACCGCCGCGGCGCGCGGTCTCTTGTTCGATCTTCTCTGCATCGGCCAGGGTGCGACGGAGTCGGGCTTCTGCAAGCTGGGCATCAATGCTTCCGGCCTCAGGTGTTGGTTTACGCGGACGGCCCGGGCGTCGAATGCCGACAAGCTCTTCAAGATCACGCTTACGGTCGCGCATTTTCGGGTCCCGATTCATGTTTGGAAAAATCTGTGAAGCGTGAGGAGTCGGGGTCTATGTCCCCCCCGACACCCGCCCCACCGGGAAGGACCCATGTAGGGTGTCCCGGCATGTCTCTTGGCGGCTACTCGTGTCTCTGTGTGTCTCTGTGTGTCAGCTTGCGTCACAGAAGACTCCGCGTGCGTTGATAGCGCTTCAGCCAATCATCGAATGGCATGGCCGCGCGTAAGTGAGGCCCGGTTACAAACATGTCCGGTTCAAAGCCGCGCCTCAGTGCTATCCGAGGGAGGTCTTCCATCCACACAAGATCAAAGGCGCAATCAGCACGGGGGATGCATTCCAGTAGGTACACGGGTACCTGTGCTCGAAAGGGGGTGTCTATGAATTGCCGTGCACCCCGTTTGGGAGGGTTCCAGGCAAGGCGCGCTATCGGTTGGACGTTGTAGACGTTCAGCTTCATGCGCTGACTCCGATGCGGATGCGATTTTGACTTGGGCAGGGGGTTTTGGCAGGTTTTGGCGGCGTTTTGGCAAGGCTCGAATGCCAAAACTTCCCCGTGAAAAGATAAGCAATATCAATAGTATATATACCGTTATCTGTGTGTATTTGGGTTTTGGCGGTTTTGGCTGTGTGTGTATGTGGTTTCGCTTTTCCGTCTTTCGAGATTATCACCCTGTATCTTTGTCTCCCTTTGTCAGCCAAAACCGCCAAAACCGCCAAAACCTCACAAGGCATTGAAACTATGTATGATTCACCATTCGGCGTTGCTGACAAAACTCCGCCAACACCCTGCCAAAACCCTCTCACCATCACAGGGTCCTCCGTTGAACGATGTACTTCTCCTGCACAAACAGCTTGGTGGGTCGTCCACCTTTCGGGCTTTTGATCGGAGTGGCTTCCCTGATCTGGTGAACCGATGCCAGTCGCTTGATCACCTCTTCCCGCTCTCGCTCAGTCATCTTTTCGAAAGAGGGCATACGATTCATGTTGCGAAGGCTCATTCCGTTACTTCCCGCCTCAATAATCAACTCCGCAAGCTGATCGGTGACACGGATCACCGGGGTTGAACCCATGTCCCTTTGCGTGTTTTCGACCATGCGTCGGGTATAGAAGCGCACGTATTCCCATGCCCAATCGACGTCCTGAGTGGAGACATGGTCAGGTGCTCCGCCCTTACGTTCATGGCGCGACAGTGCGACGATCAGAGATATCCGTTGCGTGATCTCGACGGAGCGTGACCAGAGTGCATCAAGGCGTGTTGCTACGAGGTGTTGTTTGATATCGTCGACGATGCATTCAATCTCGAAAAGGCGTTCCGCAGCTTCCGAACTGAAGGGGACTACGAAGGGCTCGGGCAGGTCTAAAGGATCTTCATGGCCCTCGATATCGCTGCACTCATCCGGCGCCGCGCCTTTGTCGATTAGCCAGCGTTTCAGGCGCCCAGGTATAGGATGCCATCGGCGCGAGTGTCTTTCGGCCCGGTGATCTCTGTCAGTCTGCACAACGAGTAGACGGTTAAGGAACCCGTTGGCCACGTCATCTTGGCTCAATGCGTCAAAGAAGGTCTCTGGCGTCGACAGGCCTAACAGGGTGAGCGCCGGTCGCTCGATGACCTTGCTGCGCATCTCTTCGATCTGTTCGCGCGTCTTATTGTTGGTCGACAGGGCGTCGGGTCGGACCTCCCCTTCAAGCATCCCGAAAATGTCTATCAGGACGGTTTGCGCGTCTCGCAGGTTTGTGTTCGAGGAATTTTTTCTGGTGCTATCGAGAAGTCGACCAAATTCATCAAACGTAACGGCATGTCTAGGCTTGTACGCTAGCTCCCCGATCACCCCCGCACCTGATGCGTATCGACGCGGCCCGGTCAGGTATCCTAGTCCTGACTCTGCCAGTACCTTTGCAAGAAACTTCCGACCGTACTCTTTGCCCGATCCGGTTGGCCCAAGACTGACCAAGTAGAGCGACGTGAAATTGTCCCGATCAGTTGACCAGTATCGGGCACATATCACGGAACCCAAGGCCAACGCGGAATGCACGGCAAACTGCGGTTGCGTTCGCGTACTGCAATGGTTGTAGTGGTCAACGGCTTGCCCAAGGACACCCGGGATAGTCAACAAGTGGTCGGGCACTTCGGGCACCTTCAGCCGCCGCGGAACCTTCGCTAGGCCAATCTCGCCTGGCACCGGGCAGGTGATAGCCTCTGGATAGAAGATTTCGGGCCGGGCAAGCGGCTGATCATCAGCGCCACCCACAAGACGGAGAATGGCGGCTTTGCGATCTTGGCGCGGGGCAGAGTCACCTTTTCGGCGTTGATCGTCGTGCGCGTGTGCGCTATCGTTTGGCATGGCGAAAACCTCATTTTTTCGCTTTGTGAATAGAGGGGTGGACCTGTGGCGGGTCTGCCCCTTTCTCTATGCTGCGCCCCAATGTGTACTTTTGCAACCCATTGGAACTAATCACCTTTTTGGTGACTTGTAATCCCCGGCCTTCCCTTCGGCCGGTTGAAGCCGGGTACGTCGTGCTTAGTCGCGAAGGCCTTGAAGATCGCAGCCGACTCCCGGTCGCGGCCCGCGTGGAACATGCGCGCCACGGCTAGAGCGGCGACGAAATCGGGCAGGTCGACCCAAGGCTTTATCGACATGTTCGCGATGAGCCCGAGTTCGCCGGGTGCCAGCTCTGAGAGGTGGCGGGCGCTGATCGGATAGCGACCATCGCGGGCTTCAAGTCCAAAGCTGGTCACGGCCCACTGACGACCTTGCCAGAGGATCGGCCCGAGGATCTCGGCGGTCGCCTCAACAGGCGACGAGTCATGCAAGTATGGCGGACGGTTGCCGCACCCTCTATGCTGCAGCATACCGGTCTCCCTCGGGAAAACGTGACACATTTTGTGACACAATCTGGAAACAGCGAAATATTTGTTTGATTAGAATCAATATCTTAAATTGGATGCCGCTCAGATGTGGCGCACTTCGTCTCCGCCATAATCCCCCTTGCAAACCGCTGATAACCCCATGTCAGGCGTGGAATTTTCTGTGTTTTCAACGAGGTCTGCGGGAACCGTCCGAAACCTTGAGACCTCGCAACAGGCCCGTTTCGGGCTTTGAATGCGCCCCGACTTAGGGCGAGCGAACCTCCCACATTCAAGCTCGCTCGTTTTTTCTCCGCATTTGCAATGGAATGACATGCGGCACCGCCAAAACCATGCAGTGCTTATCCAACGCGGCCGTTGTTGGCAGAGCCAAGACGCACGGTCGCCATGTCGGGCGGGGTACCAGCATAAACCCGCGGATCGGCGAGACGGTTTGCATATCTCTTTCGGCGATGTCGCTGATGACAATCGCTTTTTCCGCGTCTAGCCTGGCGCGATGCCGGCGGGGCCATGGACAGAAGCAGAGAACGACCTGATCGTCGCGGACTACTTCGCGATGCTGGCAGCGGATGTTGCGGGCCAGCCCTATAACAAGGCCGAGCACAATCGCGAACTTCAGGCACGCATCGAACGTAACCGCAGTTCCATCGAGTTCAAGCACCAGAACATTAGTGCGGCGCTGCAAGGCCTTGGTGAAACATGGATCCACGGCTACAAGCCTGCCGTCAACTTGCAGATGAGCCTGGTCGATGCGGTGGCGCGCTGGCTCGCGCTCAATCCGGCCTGGTTGGGCCGGACTCCAGGTGCGCGCAAAGCGACCGGTATGGCCGACATGGAACGTCTGTGGATCGGACCGCCACCAACGCTTTCGAACCAGCCCCCGCCGGCCGAGCTGCAGCAGATGCTGCACATTTCCACCAAGTTCGATGTGGCCGCACGGGATGCCCGAAACCGCGCGCTTGGTCGGGCCGGGGAGGAATGCGCGCTGGCGCATGAAAAGGCCGCTCTGGCCGATGCCGGACGCGGCGATCTGGCCCGCAAGGTACGCTGGGTGTCGGAAGAGGATGGCGACGGCGCAGGCTACGACATCGAGAGCTATGCGCCGGACGGTCGGCCCCGCCTGATCGAGGTGAAGACGACGAATGGCTGGGAGCGCACGCCTTTCCACATTTCCCGCAATGAGCTGACCGTGGCCGAGGAACGGCGCGCCGACTGGTGCCTGATGCGGCTATGGAATTTTTCGCGCGAACCGAAGGCGTTTGAACTGCGCCCGCCGCTGAACGCCCATGTATCCCTGACCGCGACCAGCTTTCAGGCCAGCTTTCACTGAGCGTTCAGTCGCACACCCGTCCCGGCTGATCGGGGCAGGCCAACTCGGCAAGCCCGTACAGGTGTTTCAGCGTCAGCCCCGTGGGTTCGCGCTGTAGGACCATCCGCTCCAGCACCGATGGCGACAGCCATGCCAGCCGGATTATGCGGCTGACATAGCGGTCTGAAAAACATTTCTTGGCGCCGAGATCGGCCAGCGTGGAGACCGCGCCGCGTTCGATCTGTTGTCGCCAATGCCAAGCAAGACCGATTGCGCGCCGGACGCGTTGATCCTGTCCCCGCTCCATTTCAATCTCGACCTCCTTCGATGGCAGGATTCGCGGGCGACCGCCGCGCTTGCGGGTGTCGAAGGCACCATCTGCTCTGCCGTTGGCGATTTCCCGTCTGGGCGGGACCTGGTCCAGCAACTCAAGCAGCAC